ACCATAAATTAAATTTAGTAAATTATGACGATCAACGTAATTTTAATGAAGCAACAACCGAATTTAGTTTTAAAGGTCAATTAAGACCGGAACAACAAAAAGTAGCTGATGCATTTTTTAAAAGAAAAGGAAGAATAACTAGCGGTCTTTTTCAAGCTCCGTGTGGGTGGGGAAAAACTTATGTGGGATGTAATATAATAGCTAGAGCTAATTTACCCACATTAATTATGGTTCATACTAAACTTTTATTTAAACAATGGCAAGAAGAACTTCATAAACAACTACCCGGAATTCCTATTGGAACAGTAGGAGATGGAGAATTTAATCTTCAAGAAGTTACTGTTGGTATTTACAAAAGTATATATAATAATCTAGCATTATTGAATAATAAATTTAGCATGGTTATGGTTGATGAAGCTCACCTATGTCCAGCTGAACTATTTTCCTCAGCTCTTAATAATATTAATTGTAAAATTAAAATAGCTATTACTGCAACACCGAAAAGAAAAGATGGAAAACATATCGTTTTAAAAGACTATTTTACTCCATTTATAATTTATGCTCAAGATTTGAGTAAAAAAGACAATCCTCTAGTAGAATTAATCAACACAGACATTCCTTTCAATGTTTTAGACCCAAAAAGAGATTGGAGCCGTCAAGTAAATAAATTAACTGAACGAAATGAATATATTCATTTAATTAGTGAAATAGCTACTCAAGATATTGCCAATGGACGTTGTCCTCTCATACTTTCTGATCGAGTAAATATGTTAAAAAATTTACAAAAATTAATTAAAGGAAGCGTCTTACTTATTGGAGAAACTAAAGAGGAAAATAGAAAAGACATACTAAGTAATACAGGTAACAAATATAAAGCTATTTTATCAACTAAAATTTTTGATGAAGGTATCAGTTGTCATCGATTAGATACTTTATATCTTACTTGTCCAAGTAATAACCCAATTAAATTAGAACAGCGAATTGGTAGAATATTACGAGAACATCCAGATAAAAAACGCCCTTTAATAAGAGATTTTCAGTTACGAGGGGCAATTGTTCATAAACAACAACTTAATCGTTTAAATTGGTATCAAGAAAAAGGATTTACATTATGAATTTATTTAAAAAAAAGAAATCTTCAATAGATGAGTCTGAAATACTATCAATTTCTATATTCGAAAAAGAAATAGAAAACTTACTTGAATCTAAAATTAACCCTCAAGTCGCTCAACACGGAGGTAGTATAGAATTTAGAGAATGGGATGCAGATAATGGAATTTTATATTTATTTCTAAAAGGAGCTTGTAGTGGATGCTCTATGTCAAGTGCAACACTTAAAACGGGTGTAGAAAATATGGTTAAACATTACTTTCCAGAAGTAAAATTAGTAGAAGGAATTGATGATCCAGATTCAGAAATTGATCCATATTATTAAATTATGTATTATTTTAATTGGAAAGAGCTGTGGACAGACAGTGAGGGGCAACCTGAATCAATCTTGATATTGACACATGCTCTAACAATAGGTTATAATAATATTATTGCAAGTTCGAGTCAACAATTAATGAAGAAACTTTTTATTAATAATATAGACTTTCAATTATTTAGAACTCGCAAATTAAAAGTGCTTAAAAATAATTCTATTTTTAGTACTTATAAATGTAAAGATAAACAAAGCTACTTTAAAGATAATAAGTTTTTATTCACTATAATAAATACTAATAGTAAAGTAGAATATCTTTACTTATTGAGTAAACGCTCAATAAACAACACAAACCATTATATTCCAAAGAACTATGTATCTTCCATACACTGGAAAAATACATTCGTCAAAGAACGAACTGATAAATTGGAATTTATTTTAGAATAGGAGAAAAAATACTATGGTAGCTTGGGATAAAGCTAAAGCACCGTCACTAGGTGGCGGAGAACGACGAGAAATTCAACGGTTAATTCTTCCCATCGGGGAAACCAAAGTTAGACTAATAGGCGAAGTTATGCCTCGTTATGTTTATTGGATTACCACCACAGAAGGAAAGAGAATGCCTCTCGAATGTTTACGATTTGTTCGTGATGAAGAAAAATTTATAGATTCTAACGACGATCCATTTAAAGAGTTAGAAGCTGATGTCTTCAGTGACAAACCACAATTTGCATATATCTGCAACATAATTGATAGAAGCGATAATCGAGTTAAAATTTTTGATTTGAAAAGTACTATTTATCGTCAAATTGTAGATTTTGCATCTAATCCAGAATATGGGAATCCCGCACACCCTGAAACTGGTTATGACATTACAATAAAGAAGGAAAAAACAGGTCCACTTCCTCAAAATGTTAAGTATACCTGTTTACCGGCAAGAGCAAGTACGAGTCTTACTGAAGAGGAACAAAAAGCCGAATTATTTGATCTTGGTCGTATTTATAAGCGACAAACTTATGAAGAGCAAAAGAAATGGATGCTCGAAAATACCGCACTTTTTGCCTCTACTACAGGAGATGATTTTGTGCCAACTGAAAGTGCAGAGGACTTAGATTAAATGAAAAAATATAAGCTCAATGAGTTAGTACAAGCTACTGGGCAAGCGCAAGAAATTGGGGAGGCGAAAGCCTCCCCAACTGCTGCTATTCCACCTACAGTTGAACAACCCATAGGAGGAGCATTTAAAAAAATTGAAAATGATCAAGTTGTTATTGATATGGATATGATTAGGAAAAATAATATCTTCTTTGCAACTCCGTGTTATGGAGGTCAGATTACTGATCAATATTTCTTGAGTGTATTTAGATTAACTCAAGAGCTTATTAAGTATAATATTAATTTTAGAATTACAACTCTTAGAAACGAAAGTTTAGTTCCAAGAGCACGTAATATTCTAAACGCTATGTTTTTAGAAGCTAAAGAATGTACCCATTTAATGTTTATTGATGCTGATATCGAATTTGAACCAGAATCAGTAATACGAATGTTAGCTATGGATAAAGATTTGATTACAGGAGCCTATCCGAAAAAAACTTTGCCAGTAGACTATGCAATTAATTTAAAATTTGCTGATAAAGAAAAAACCCAAGTGAGAGTTGATATGGGGGCAGTAGAAGTACTTGATGCAAGTACTGGATTTTGGTTAATGAAACGTACAGTAGTAGAAAAAATGATTGAAGCATATCCAGAATTATTTTATTTAAATGACAGTAGTATTGATCCTAAATTTAATCAATACTGTTATTCTTTCTTTGATACTATCCATGACCCTGATGATAATAGATATTTATCAGAAGATTATACTTTTTGTCGTAGATGGCAAAAAATAGGGGGACAAATTTGGCTTGATCCTAATACAAAACTTAACCACGTAGGAAGTTATACATTTGAAGGTGATGTAAATAAAATATTTAATTGGGAAGCTGTAGGCGGTGCACAAAAACCACAATAAAATGTTAGATATTTACGAAAAAAAAATATTCTCTCAATTCGGAGAAGATGGAATAACAGATTACATATTTACAAAAATAGGTACAGATACTAAATACTTTGTTGAAATTGGTACTCAAGATGGTAGTGAATGTAATACAAGATTTCTTAGAGAACAACGTGGATGGACAGGAACACAAATTGATGCCAAATATAATAATCCATTAATCAATCTTCACAAACACATGGTTAATAAGGAAAATATTATTTCAATTTTACTATCCTACCAAATACCATTTAAATTTGATTATTTTTCTATTGATATTGATGGAATAGACTGGTATATACTTAATGAAGTTTTAAGTTATTACCAAGTTAGAGCTTTTGTCTGTGAATATAATGCTTGTTTAGATGTTAATGTTGATCAAGTCATTCAATACGATCCTAATTTTTGGGATGCTGGCCCTTATAACATTTATCATGGAGCGAGTTTAAAAGCATTTTATAATCTTGCTCGATCAAAAAGTTACTCTTTAGTTCATTCTAATGGAGTTAATGCGTTTTTTGTAAATGATGATTACTGGACTAGTAATGAAGATTTTCCAGAAACAAATAATTTAGAAATTCTTTGGAAAGATTATCCCGAATTTCTAGGATACCGTTTTGTACATGAACATGAGACTCATAAACATGCTAACTTTAACACATCGGAGTTACTTCTAGAATTAGAACCATGAAAATTTTACTTTCCGCAGACTGGCATATTGCTTTACATAAGAAAAAAATTCCAAGCGATTGGCAAGCTAATCGTTTTAGATTATTTTATGAAAAATTACATGAATTAGAACAAGATTGTGATATTCATATTATTGCAGGAGACGTATTTGATAAAAAACCTGAACCAGATGAAATATGTTTATTTTTAAGATATGTTAACTCAGTTTCAATTCCTACGTTTGTCATACCAGGAAATCATGAAGCGACTAAAAAAGGTCATACTTTTTTATCTCATTTTCATGAAGATAATGCTATTAAAAATTCAAATGTGGAAGTTATTACTCAGAATATCCGCAAAAACATTCTCAATCAAGGATTTCAGTTCTTTCCTTATGGAGAAATGCAAACGGATAATTTACCTAATCCTGTGCAAGATGATATATTGATTACACATATTCGAGGAGAAGTACCTCCCCACATTACTCCCGAATACGATTTTGAAAAGCTTCGTCCCTGGAAACTCATACTTGTGGGAGATTTACACTTTAATCATCGTTATTTGGATTATCCTGCTTACTATCCTGGTAGTCCTTTAAATGTGTCATTTGATAGAGATGAAAAAAGACACTACGGAGTAGATATTATAAACTTTACTACTATTAATGATTATTCTGTTGATTTTATAGATTTAAATTTACCAAAACTTCTTCGTAAAACTATTAAAGTAGATGAATCTATGCAAAAAGATGATTATCATCATATTATTTATGAAATTACCGGAAGTATTGATGAGTTAGCAAAAATATCTAATCATGATCAATTAGATAAAAAAATAGCGTTTAAACCCGAAGAATCATCAAAATTAGAATTAAAAGATTTATCTTTAATAGAAGAATTAGAAGCTTACTTAGAATATATAAAAGTAGATGATACCAACGCTGTAATAACTGAATTTCAAGGTCTAAATATTCAATGATTACTTTAAATAAACTTTCTATTAGTAACATGTTTAGTTACGGCCAAAATAATGAAATTGACCTAAGTTCGAATAAGATTACTCAATTAACAGCTCCAAATGGAAGTGGAAAATCTTCTATAGCTCTTATTTTACAAGAATTACTTTATAGCAAAAATATTAAAAGTATAAAAAAGGCAGATATTCTTAATAGATATGTAAAAGGAGATACTTGGTCAGGGAAAATAAATTTCACAGTTAAAAATAAAAGTTATAATGTTGAAGTTAAAAGAACAAAAAATCAAAGTAAAGTAAAATTCTATCAACAAAATGACTCAGAAATAATAGATCTAACAGAACATAAAATTCTTGATACTTATAAAAAAATACAAGAACTCATCGGTCTTGATTTTGAATTATTTTCTCAACTTACTTATCAAAGTAGTACAGATTTACTAGAATTTCTAAAGGCTACTGATACTAATAGAAAAAAGTTTTTAATTAACTTATTTAATCTTGAAAAGTATCCAAATATCGGTGAAGTAATCAAATTAAAACTTTCAGAATCAGAAAAACAATCTTTTAAATTAGATGGAGAGCTAAAAAGTGTAAAAGATTTTTTAGATAATACTCTCATAGAAAATAAAAAATCACTAATTGAAATACCTATAATTAATGAAGAAAAGAGAAATCAACTAGCTAGAGCACAGAATAAAATAAATGAATATGAATCTTTATGTAAAAAAATTGATAGGAATAATTTATATATTAAAGAACGTGAGGAATTAAATTTTGATATTTCTTTATCTGAACCGAAAAAAATTACACAAATTTATGATTATCAAAAAGAATTGAAGGAAGAAACAACCGCACTTTCTATAAATCAAAAAAATCTAGAAAATACATTAACTAATTTAGATATAACAGAGAAATGCTATGCTTGTGGACAATCTATTGATAATACACAAGCAATTCATCTAAAAGATAATTTAGAAGAAGATTTATTTAAAAATAAATCAAGAGCATCTGATATAGATGTAGGCTCAATTCAAATTGAAAATGAAATTAAAGAATATGAAAATGCAGTCCAAAAATGGGAAAATAATAGAAAAGCTATTGAAAAATTTGAACAACTTAGTCAATTTATAGATATTACTATACCAATAATTTATCCTGATTTCAATACATTAAAAAACGAAGTACAAGTATTACAAGATGAATTAAAAATTCAAGAAACTCAAAAAGAAAACGCTATTGAACATAATGAAAAAATAAAAACTCATAATACTAAAGTAGACACCCTAATTGAACAAAAAAGATATTTTTTAGCTAGACAAGAGCTGATAAATAATGATATATTGAATCTTAAATCAAAAATTAAAAATCTTATTATTTTAAGAAAAGCGTTTAGTACAACTGGGATTGTAGCGTTTAAACTTGAAAATTTAACCAAAGAACTTGAAACTGTAATCAATGATTATCTATCAGATTTATCAGATGGACAGTTTCAAGTTATTTTTCGTTTGACTGGAGAAAAATTAAATATTGTAGTTATTAATAATGGACAAGAATCACCAATAGAGACTGTTTCTGGCGGAGAATTTAGTAGAATTCAAACCGCCATTTTATTAGCAATTCGTAGTGTTTTATCTAAAATCGGAGGAAATTATATTAATCTTTTATTCTTAGATGAAATTACAGGTGTCTTAGATGAAGCTGGTAAAGAAAAATTAATTGATATATTACAAAAAGAAGATAATTTAAATATTTTTCTTATTTCCCATGACTTTACACATCCACTAATTGATAAAATCAATATTATTAAAACTAACAACATTAGTTGTTTAGAATAAGGATTACGCATGACAGAAAAAGACCTACACGTTATCAAAAGAGACGGTCGCAAAGAGTTAATTCATCTAGAAAAAATTCATGTGATGACTAATGAAGCGTGTGAAGGCTTAAGTGGAGTTAGTGCTTCTCAAGTAGAAATGAATAGTGGGATTCAATTTTATGATGGAATTGAAACTAGTGAAATCCAACAAATTCTAGTTAAAAGTGCTGCTGATTTAATTAATTTAGAAAATCTAAATTATCAATTTGTAGCAGCTCGATTATTGTTATTTGGATTAAGAAAAGAAGTATTTGGACAATTTGACTATATTCCTTTAAATGAATTAATTGAAAAAAATATTACATTAGGAGTTTATGATAAGAGTATAAATGAATGGTATTCTCCAAAAGAATTAGAAAAAATTAACTCATACATTAAACATAAAAGAGATTTTGATTTTACCTATGCTGGATTAAGACAGGTTATGGATAAATATCTAGTTCAAGATAGATCATCAGGACAGATCTACGAAACCCCTCAATATATGTATATAATGATTGCGGCTACTCTGTTTGCCCGATACACCAAAGAAACTCGATTAAATTTAATAAAAAGATATTACGATGCCATTTCTACTTTTAAAATTAATATACCCACGCCTGTAATGGCTGGAGTTAGAACTCCTATTAAACAATATGCAAGTTGCGTATTAGTAGATGTCGATGATACTTTATCAAGTATATTTAGTAGTGACAGTGCGATTGGATATTATACAGCTCAACGAGCTGGTATAGGAATTAACGCTGGTCGTATTCGAGCTATAAACTCGAAAATTAGAGAGGGGGAAATTCAACATACTGGTGTTATTCCTTTTCTTAAAAAGTTTGAATCTACAGTTCGTTGTTGTACACAGAATGGAGTAAGAGGGGGTAACGCAACTGTTCATTTTCCTATTTGGCATAAAGAAATAGAAGATATTATTGTATTAAAAAATAATAAAGGAACTGAAGATAACAGAGTACGAAGAATGGATTACTCAATACAACTTTCTAAATTATTTTATGAAAGATTTATTGAAGATAAAGAGATAACTCTATTCAGTCCTCATGATGTTCCTGAATTATATAAAACTTTTGGCTATAATGAAACATTTGATAATCTGTATAAAAAATATGAAAAAGATGAAAATATAGATAAAACACTAATATCTGCACGAAAATTATTTATGGCTATCCTTAAAGAACGAGCAGAAACTGGTCGTATCTATATTATGAATATAGATCATGTAAATGAACATAGCTCATTTACAGATAAAATATATATGAGTAATTTGTGTCAAGAAATTACTCTTCCCACAAAACCAATTCAACACATTGATGATCCTCACGGAGAAATTGCGTTATGTATTCTTTCAGCTATTAATATTGGAAAAATAAATTCATTAGAAGATTTAGAAGAACTTTGCGAATTAGCAGTTCGAGCTTTGGATGAAATTATTGATTATCAAAGTTACCCAGTCAAAGCGGCAGAAAAATCAACAAAAGCTCGAAGGAG